TGCAGTGAGAATCAAGCTGACATTATCGACAGTCTGGGGCGGGAAGTCATCGTTGTGCCTGACTGCGATCCGTCTGGGGTCAACCTTGTCAACAACGCAATCGAATATGGCTGGGGCGTCAGCTTTCCAGTATGGTATGATACATGCAAAGATATCAATGATGCAGTGCGCCGGTATGGTAAGTTGTTTGTTCTCAAAACCATACTGGATGCACGAGAAACTAGCAGATTAAAAATTGAACTCAAGAAGAAAAAACTAATAAATGATTCAAAATAACAATCAGGCACTATATGCAGTTCGCGGCACTACAGTAACTCGTTGGGGCAAGGATCAAACAGGCACAATTTCCTACAAGATAAACAATCAGGGATTTCGTTCCAATGTTGATTACGATTGGTCTCCCAAGTACGCATTTTTTGGATCTAGCACAGTGTTTGGCATAGGCATCAATGGTCAAGATCTACTGGTAAATCAATTTGAAAACTCACACAATTATGGACTAGCTGGTGATTATCTCAACTGCGAGAGTCTTGAAAATTTGCGTGCCTTTGTGGCATCACCACTGTATCAAGACACACAGATAGTTTTCTTTTGGATTGATAGGCCGGGTCAGGAAGATATCAATCAATTAATACCTCAGGCAAACAGACTGTGCAGCAATATACTACACATCAGTCAAGGTCAACACTATTCTGGTGCTATTAATCTAATGCCACATATTGATCTTGATGTAAGTGGTACACAGCCCGGTATTAAAACACATCAACTTTGGGCCAAGACCATTAAACTATGCTTGAACAAATAATAGTAGTAGATTATATAGATGGCGCAGGTGGCGAATACTTTGCTGAGTTTTTGAACCAACATCTCAGCACACCCAATATAGTTTGGCTACGTAAATTCTTTAACAGTGAAGAACTGGTCAATACCAATTGGGACCAAGACTTTGATCGATACCTTGACCACTTCCTGACCCTGTGCCAACAGGACAACATTACTAGAATTATAGTGCCCTATCACTTGTACAAATGGCCAGAGCATCTTGAACGATTCAACAGAATATCTAAATCAGTTAGGGCAGTTGCCATCAACAGTGAGCAGTATCCAAGAGAGATTGCACTAGACTTTATTAGAAAAATACATCTTGTACCAGTTTCCATTAGCGACATACACAAGTTGACCTATTTGACTAAAACAGCAACACTGGAACAAAAACAAGAAATAAGTGAGCGTCTACGTGCTCGCACACTACAGTGGATTGATGTTACAATATTGTTAAGCGGCAAAAATTCAAGACTACAGTTAATAAATCAAATACTGACAAGGCAATTAACATGCCCAAGTCAAGATGTTACAATTGATTACGGAACCTTTTATGTGGATTATCTTGATATTGACAATAAGTACAATCTGCTGTGTAAACAATTAGACCTAGTGCCCAATCAACAACTGCTAGAACAATTAATCAAACGCAACCAACGCAATTGGGCAGAACTAACTGACTATGTTAATCAGTTTGAGGAAATTTACAAACAATTATGACAAAAGAATACAGTCCCGAATTACAAAAACTATTTTTAGAAATGATGTTGGCAGATGCACAGAACTTTGTGCGTGTGCAGAACATCTACAACAATGACAACTTTGACCGTAGCCTACGTGAGACTGCAAAGTTTATCAACGAGTACAGTGACAAGTACAAGACATTACCTAGCCCCGAACAGGTAAAGGCCACAACTGGAGTAGAGCTCAAACCAGCAGTGGAAATGCACGAGCACAATGACTGGTTCATTGAAGAATTTGAACAGTTTACCAAACGTCAAGAATTGGAACGTGCCATTCTCAAGGCAGCAGACTTGTTGGAGAATGGCGACTTTGATCCAGTAGAAAAGTTAATCAAAGATGCAGTACAGATATCACTTACTAAAGACATGGGCACGGATTACTTTGCTGATCCTGCGGCTCGCATTAAAAAGTACTTCGACAGCGGCGGTCAAGTTTCAACAGGTTGGCCACAACTAGATCGCTTGTTGTATGGTGGCTTTAGTCGCGGTGAACTCAACATCTTTGCTGGTGGATCGGGTTCGGGTAAGTCCTTGGTCATGATGAACATAGCACTTAACTGGCTACAACAGGGTCTAAGCGGCGTATATGTGACCTTGGAACTGAGTGAAGAACTCACAGGCCTACGCAGTGATGCCATGTTGACCAATTCCAGTACTAGAGACATTCGCAAGGACATTGACAACACCAGCCTGCGTGTTAGCATGATTGGTAAGAAGGCAGGTAACTATCAGATCAAGGCCTTGCCAGCGCAGAGCAACGTAAACGACATTCGCAGTTACTTGAAAGAGTATCAGATACAGACAGGTAAAAAAGTTGACTTTGTTATGATCGACTATTTGGACTTGGTCATGCCAGTTAGCGCAAAAGTCAGTCCCAATGACCTGTTTGTTAAAGACAAGTATGTGAGTGAAGAACTACGCAACTTGGCCAAAGAGTTGGGCATCCTAATGGTAACAGCATCGCAACTTAACCGATCGGCTGTGGAAGAAGTAGAATTTAACCACAGTCATATCTCGGGTGGTATCAGTAAAATTAACACAGCAGATAACGTGTTTGGCATTTTAACAAGTCGTGCTATGAAAGAACGTGGACGTTATCAAATTCAATGTTTGAAATCGCGTAGCAGTACAGGTGTTGATCAAAAGATTGATCTTGAGTACAACATCGAAACCATGCGTATCACGGATCCAGGCTTAGACGCAGCACAGGGCAGTGGGCCGCCTAGTGTGGCCAATATCATGAGCAAGATCAAGGGCACAGCCACTGATGAGGGCGAAGGCGAGGCTAAGTTTGAACGAGCACAACCCAAAGAGGGATTTAGTTTAGAAACGCCAGTCAAGCGTGTGACTGGGGATGCACAGAGTGCCAAACTAAAAAGCATGATTGCTGGATTGAAAAAAGGTGAATAATGTTATTGTTTAACACAGGTGATAGTCATACTTGTTACAATGTTGGTAGTGGACATACAAATAATGGATTTTGGTGCCCTAACTTAGAAGATCATTATTGGTATAAAATTGCCATGAATGATTATGGGTGTAAAAACTTTGTAAACGAAAGTCTTCCCAGAAGAAGTAATGACATGATGATAAAACTAGTAGTAAAACATTGTTTAGAAAATCCCACCTTACCTACTTTGTACATTATTAATATCTCAACATTGCTTAGATTTGATTTAACAAGCCCACGTAGTCATACGCTACATGAAATTCTAACTCCTCCGGCAATAGCAGATCTTGATTTTGAAGCTGTTGAATGTACATTGTATACGCATTTAATTGGTTTAATTGAGTTTTTAAAAGTAAGAAACAAACAATTTTTAATAATCAACAATAGTAAGAATTTTAGCGATGACACATTGCCCATGCGTGACGCCTATGTTAACTATTTCAAGCAAGAGCCACGAATTTTAAATTGGTTTGACAATTCAAGGATTTATTTTCAAGAGCACGTGACGAAAATTAAACCGGTAGATTTTGATAAATATGAATGGAATGGGCATGACGGGGCAGAAGGACATCAAAAATACTATGAGATGTTACGCACAAGACTTCCAATTGTTTAATAAATATAACATAGATTGGAGTAAATCTTGCAAAAGCAGACCCGTAGCATTTTAGAAGAATTATCCAGCATAGGCTTACAACGAGACAAAAACAGTCTCATTGAAAGCCGTGCCAATAATGTCATCGCAAGTGCTATCAACCTCATGAATCACATACGTGAGAACTATGATGCTGAAACTGCCGATGATCTAGAACGCAGATTATTGAACAGCATACGGGCGCAGGATCCAACTAAATTTACACGTGGAATCCGGAGAACACGCCCAAATGAAAATTAATGAATTAAAACAGCTGACCACAGCTCAACAGATTGTTGAAAGTCTTTCAAAAAATACTGATACAAAAACTGCACAGTACATGCGTACCATGTACGAAAATTTTACTGTGCCTTTTATTACAAGCCTTCAGAGTAAAAGTATTCTATCAGAGGCACAGTTAACTTCACAACAGATCACAGACATTTTCCAACAAGCCGAGCAAGGCATGTCTGACTTGGGCGCCAATCGTTCTTTCCTAGGCAAGGGTGCAGATGTTGCTAGTGCTGCTGGACAAGACCTAGCTGCCGCAGGCAAAGGTGTTACAAACATGGCTTTGCAAGGCGCTCAAAAAATTAAAGATCTAGCTGCCAAAGTTTTAAGTCCTAAACAAAAACAACAGTTTGTACAAAACTTGCCTCCTGCCGATGCTGGGCCGGTGCAAAACTTTGAACAACAGGCACAAGAGGCCGCAGCACAAATTCAAGATCCCAAAGCCAAACAGGGCGTTATGGATCTTATCAAACAGGGTGTCAAGAATCCTGTTACACAAACATTAATTTTAACAGCCGTCAGCGGTATCGCTGGCATAGTGGCAGGTCCTGCTATTGCTGGACTAGGATTGCCTTTAGCAGCCACTGCTGCATTAACTGGCAGTGTTGTTGGTGGATTGACTAAACTTGCACAAGCCAAGATGCAAGGCAAGGATTGGAAAACAGCCGGCAAAGAAGCACTCAAAGGTGCTGGTATGGGTGCCGCAGTTGGTGGCGTTGGTGGCGCGATTGCACAAGGCGCACAAGCCGTTGCACATGGCTGGCAACAGCATCAAGCAGACGCACAGGCACAGCGTGTTGCTGGCGAACCCGATTTCAAGTTGCCCGATGACGTACA